CGAGGGATGAAAGGTAGCTCAGCATCATATGGCGACGATGTGGTCATCGACATACAGGACAGTCAAGCCATTAGCTATAGTTATCTGGAAAAAATGTCAGTGGAAGCATTCGGGCGGGGAGGCCAGCAAGTAAAAGCAAAACAAACAGCGTGGACAAGAGCTAGGTCCACATTGCTGCGTCAAACTTATGCAAGCGGGTTTCCGGCATCACTTGATCTGAAAAAGATGGTCAGTGCTTGTCAGGTAACAGACAGTTCTTTGATGTCTGACCTCTCTGCAGCAGACAACATCTCGTCAGCATCCCTATCATCACTCTCTGACTCCGAAGATCCAGTACCGTTGCTTACAGTGAAATGGGTACATGTAGTGTCCATACTGATCGGGGGAGCTTATGCTCAGTTAAGGCATTACGGTGATGAAAACCATTCTGAACCAGTCAGGACTTGTTGGAGGACCATCCAGAGGTTGGTCACTTCTGACCCCTGTAACATGCTTGAAGAATCAGGGCAGCAAGAAATGCAGGTTGGCCACATACAATTGTTCTTCCATTATGATCTAGACACAGGGGTGCGACAGGTCATGGCCAAAAACACTGACACCGACAAACTAATGACGTTGTCAATGCTGACAGGTGAACATGACTACAATGGCTATAAGCGATCACTGTTGCTAGCATCTTTCACGCCCGATGACTTGTTCACATTGTCAGTCCTTCCGTCAAAAACTGGAGGCTTGCACACACCACTGTGGGTGTCATCGGTTGTACTCGGTCTTTCTGATCCTCATGCTGAAGTGCTGGAGGTTCTCTCAAGAACGACTAACTCATGGTACTTGAGAAAGGCATGGAGTATGATAACCAGTGAGCGCATTACGGAGCAACAATTGTTCTCATCCAGGTATCCACTGCCCACAGTCATGAGGTCGCATTCCGATGTGGTTTTGAGCAGGTTGCGTGCCAAATTACCAGAATACGTGAAAAATCCCGAGATTATCACAATGATGGGGTTAGCAGATGACAGGAATGATGTAATAAACTTCATCATCGAACACATGAAGGGTGCATTCTCTTATAGAATTGCCCAAAAGTACCTTGATGTGAGTGATGTTTCCATCATTGAAGGTCTGATCGCTAAATTGGAATCGTCAGGAGTGATCATGCGGCTTTTGGAGTTTGACCGAGGGTTAGTTGACACGCTCAGCCACCTCCATGCAACGAATTTGAATCAATTGTTGATGAGGAAACCCAAGACAATTCAAGT